ACGGTGGTAACGGTGGCGGCAGTAACGGTGCTGGTGGTGCAGGTGGATATACGGGTGCTGGTGGAAACTATCAGAATCATGGTACTGGTGGTGGCGGTGCTGGCGGTGGTAACTACAGTTCTACTTGGGGCTACTCATCTGGTGGCGGTGTTGGCCCATTCGGTCAAGGTTCATCTGGTCAAGCGGTAGGTGTTGATGGTGGTGGCGGTGGCTCTGGTGGTGAGGACGGTAAATGTGGTGAGAACGGCCCTACTAACCACGGCCATGAAGCCAGAGATGGCGGTGAATATGGTGGCGGTGGGGGTGGTCCGGGCGACAACACCTCTGCTCAATTCCTCTCAATGGGTGGGCGCGGTTGTGTCCGAATCATTTGGGGTGCAGGACGTTCATTCCCATCAACAGGCACAGGAGATATGTAATGGTATTGTATAACCATGTAGTAGACAACGTTGTAGTTGAAGAACAGATACCTTACTCAAAGGTACTGCAACGTACTGGGCTAAAAGATCAGGTTGGCTTAGCAGACGCAGGGTATGTTGAATACTTTCCACCTGTGGCTGCGTTTGTTCACACAGCCGAGGATGTAGTTCGTGGCATTAGGTTAAGGCGTCAAGATCTTTTAAGTAACTCGGATTGGACAGTTATGGCTGACTCTCCGCTAACAACAGCTAAGAAAAATCAATGGAAGACTTATCGACAAGCCTTGCGTGACTTACCTGCAAATAATGCAGAATTAGCAGACCCAAGGGAAGTGGTATTACCAACTGCCCCTGAATAATTGGGATTGTAATAAACAGGGGCTACGTAGGTAGCCTTTATTAAAAACAGTAGGTGTGTAAATGAGTATAGAGTACAGGGGTGAAACTTTCTCTGGCTACAACAAGCCAAAGCGTACACCTAATCACCCTAAGAAATCCCATGCGGTTCTTATTAAAGATGGCGGCAAGGATCGTATGATTAGGTTCGGAGAGCAGGGTGCTTCTACTGCTGGCAAACCAAAAGCTGGTGAGTCAGATAAGATGAAAGCAAAACGTAAATCATTTAAAGCACGGCATGGCAAGAACATCGCCAAAGGTAAAACTTCAGCGGCTTATTGGGCCTCGCGTGTAAAATGGTGATGTAAAATAGCAGTTCAACTATTAGAGGTAATGATTAAATGGGATTGTATTCAAATATTCACGCTAAAAAAGAACGAATCAGAAAAGGTTCGGGGGAGACTATGAATAAAGTAGGTTCTGCTAAAGCTCCAACTGCAGCAAATTTTAAAGCCGCTGAAAAAACAGCAAAAAAGAGGAATTAAGTATGCCAATGGTTAAGGGAAAGAAATTTCCATACACGAAAGAAGGTAAGGACGCTGCCAAAGCGTATGCTGACAGTTCATCAAAAATGGCTGGCACAACAGGCAAAGCTAAAAAAGTAATGCTGGTTAAAAAGAAAAAACGCAAACCTACGATGTATTAGGAGCGTATGTGGTCTAGCCCTTTGGAGTTATACCCAGTGCATGTGGCTCCGACTCTTGCACCCGAAGGGCAAAGACTACTAGTTGAACCAAGTACACACACAGTAAATGTTGAATATCTTGTAGTGCAGCCGTCGAGGGAGCCTTACGGTGTTCCCCAAGAATACACACGGAGATTATGGATATGCTAGCTGAGTTGATGATAGCGAATGCTGCTTTTAAGGTTATTAAAACTACTTTATCTAACGGTAAAGAGATTGCTGAGTGTGGATCGGCTTTAACAAAATATTTCGGGGCAAGCCAGGCGATTGAACAGAAAGTTAAAACTGGTAATGGCGATGTGTTGGGCGCTTACCAAGCGAAGCAAGCTATAGAGCGGCAGGAAAAAGAGCTAGAGTTTATGCTAAACAAACAAGGGTTGCTAGGCTATTACAAGTACTGTCAATTCCGTGATGACTTTTATAAAAAACAAAAAGTAGCAGCTAAGAAACACAAAAATAAAGTTAACCAACGTAAAGAAAATTTAGCAGCAGGTCTGTTAGTCACGATTATTACTGTGGTGATGATACTAGGGGCTCTTTTTGGTGTAGCCATTTATATGAGGTAACGCATGGGCATTTTAAAAACAATATTCGGTAGCGGGGATGTGATCAGCAAAGGGCTAGAGCTTATTGATGATATGCACACCTCTGATGTTGAGATGGTTGAGGCCCGCACCAAGGCTAAAACAGACCTATTGGCGGCTTACGCGCCGTTCAAGATTGCACAACGCTACTTAGCATTAATGTTCGGTGGCTCATACGTTATCTCATTTTGGCTTTGCATTGTTTTGGTGTTTCTCGATAAACCGATGGAACCAGTTATCAAAGTGATGGAAGTGTTTAGCATTTCGATGATTATGATAATAATAGTTACGTTCTACTTTGGTGGGGGATTGGCTGAAGGCGTGATGAACAAGCGAAAAACGTAATGATAGTATAGAATAGCAGTTCAACTGCTATAGCAAAGACAGCTTTAAAAGAAATTGGAAACGAATATGGACAATAGACCATTAACTGAAAGCGAGAAGCATGAAATTGCTGACATGGCTGCTGATAGAGCGTACCAACGCTTTTACGCTGTTGTCGGTGAGAGTGTCGTTAAAAAGCTTCTGTGGATTTTAGGTGCGGGCGCTATTGCATTGTATGTCTACTTTAGTGGAGATGTGCCAAAGCCATGAATTACTTCACCCCTAAAGAATTACAGTGTCAGCATTCTGGTGAGGATGGTATTGAAGCCAGTTTCCTAGAGAAACTCAATGCGATTAGGCAAGAGTGTGATTTTCCTTTTACTGTGACATCTGGGTATCGTTCACCTGAACACCCCATTGAAGCCAAAAAAGAAAAGCCTGGGGCACATTCGTCAGGTCGAGCCGTAGACATTGGTGTTCGAGGTTTACAAGCACTGCGATTAGTTGAAGTGGCAATAAAACATGGCATGACAGGGATTGGCGTACAACAAAAGGGCGGTGGACGCTTTATACACTTGGATGACATTGAGGCTGATGACCGTTTCTCTCGGCCTACTATCTGGAGTTACTAATGCCAGGCTTTATTATTGCAGATTTCGGTGGCATGTCTACCGCATTAGCACCTAAGACACTAAAAGCGAACATTGCTACTTACGCAAAGAACTGTGAGGTGGGTGATGGGCAGTTAAAACCACTTAAAGGTACAGGAGTGGTTACCCCGCTAGCTACTAGCCAAACTTTTGCAGTTACTGCTGTTGGCGGTAACTTTATTATAAGTAGTGTAGCTAATAAAGCGCTAACTTTAAAAGTTGGATCTACTTACATATTCACCTATCCATCAGGCCATCCGTTTCGATTTTCTACTACTGTAGATGGTACACATGGGAGTGGCTCAGAATACACTACAGGTGTAACCCACGATAGCTCAACACAAAGTACGATTGTCGTATCCGATAGCACTCCAACGGCCCTGTATTATTACTGTTCCTCTCACTCAGGCATGGGTGGGAATATATCAGTGGTTACCCCTAGCCTGCTAGCTACTTCCCCGCAAACGATTTATGAGTATGTGCCTGGCTATTGGTTTGAGTTTGGCGTGGACGTTGATGTGGCGCGTGTACCTAATGCGTTTGATATTACGAATAAGGTTGTTTTTACGGGTGATACTTACCCTAAGATTACACGGGATGATGTTGCGTTAGGCGCAGCCCCAATGCCTGTTGGAGCTTACAGACTTGGTTTGCCAGCGCCGACAGTTGCTGCGGTAGCCTCTATAGTAGGCTCGGCAGTAGCAGACGCACTAGATGATTACCGCACCTATTTATACACATGGGTAGATGGGTGGGATCAAGAGTCAACAATTAGCCCCATATCTAATACTATTAATGTTAAAGAAGGGCAGACGGCCTCGTTAGTCCTTCCTTCATTCCCATCAGGGAATTACAACGCAGTTAACGCGCGGTTACGAATTTATCGCAGTAACTCAGGCACATCTGCTACGAATTTTCAGCAGGTTATGGATGTAGCTAGTGGGGTAACTCCTGCTCCTGATAATGTATTAGCCGCAGGATTAGGCGAAGTAATTCCTACTGTGGATTGGTTACGCCCACCTGACGATGATACTTCTGATTTCCCTACTGGGCAGATGTTAGGCGCGACAACATTACCTAGCGGATCTATTGTGGGTTTTTCGGGTAAAACACTGGTGTACTCAGAAGTGTATGTGCCATACGCTTTTCCATTGAATTATCGATACCACCTTAAAGATGACATTGTGGGTATTTCTCCTAATTCTCAAGGCTTAGTCATTGCGACTACGGGTAAGCCGCACTTGGCAGTTGGGCATGACCCTGCGAGTGTGTCAATCATTGAGTTAGATGAATTCCAAGCCTGTGTAAGTAAGCGTTCAGTCGTTGACATGGGTGAGTCGACTATCTATGCAAGTCCTGACGGTTTAGTGCTTGTGTCGGGTAGCCAAGTCCAAATAGTAACTAAAGGCATTTTTAACCGCGAACAATGGCAAGCAATTAACCCTTCTCAGATTCACGCGTATCGGTATGAAGGCAAGTACGTTGGCTTTACTGATACACAAGGGTTTATGTTTGACCCTGCAAGTACAGAACAGGCGTGGGTATTTACGGATATAGCTGCCGCGTGTGGTTTTTATTCTGCTAAAGACGACATTTTATATGTGGCTGATGGCAGTGCTTTGAAGAAATGGGAAACGGGGTCTGACCTGACTTACACATGGAAATCTAAGACATTTGAAAGCCCTACACCGATGAATCTTGGTGCAATCAGTGTAGCTTGTGCAGGTACAGTAAGTGTCAAAATCTACGGAGATGATGTGCTCAGAGCAACAGTGTCTTGTACCGATGATACGTTGAGTCGTTTACCCGCAGGATACACAGCAACCGAATGGCGAGTGGAGCTTGAAGGCACTGCTCATGTTGATTATGTGAAACTTGCAACTTCAGTTAAGGAGCTTGCTACCGTTGTCTAAAGAAACAAAGCTACCTGCTATCCCCAAC